CTCTGGTAGAGGTTTAGTAGCTATTACTTCAGGTCGTTATCAAATTAGAAACATATCTTTTAATTATGAAAATTCAGGATATTTTCAAATTGAAGTAACACCTAATGGTAGAAGCACAAGTTATTCATTTATGAACGGATATATAATAGGAACAGCTACAAGTAAAGTAGGTGTACCTGCAATTAGTTCCGGAACTATTAAAGTACCCGTTTCATGTAGAAATACAGATTTTATTTTAGATATTAAAAGCTCTTCACATTTGCCAATGTATATTGCTAGTGCAGAAGTAGAGGGTTATTATCACAATCGTTCAACAAGGATTTAATAAATGACCAGAGAAAATTATGTTAGACCCGCTATATTAAAAGATGCTTTAGAGTTAGCACCTAGAATACGTAAAGATGATAGAGCTGAGATTAGAGCTTCTAATAATTCATCACCTTTAGAAGCATTAGTATTTCCATTTACGGAACCTAATGGTAAAATTTATAGTATTATAGGAACAAAATCTGAAGGTGTTATAGGAATGTTTGGAGTAGCTAAATGTTCTGAGCCGGATTATGGCGTAGCATGGATGTTGTCTAGTGAAATATTGTTTAAACATACAAAACAATTTATTAAAGAATGTCCACATTGGATAAATGAGATGGGTAAAGGTTATAAATATCTTTATAACTTTGTAGATAAAAGAAATTGGAAGTCACTTAAATGGCTTCAGTATTTAGGTTTTGAACCAAAACAAGAAATAGGTGATTATGGTTTTGGTAAAATGCCTTTTTTATTAATGATGAAGGAGACAAATAATTAATTATGTGTGATGTAGTAACTGCATTAAAAATAGGAACAGCAGTAATGCAATATCGTAATCAAAGAGCTGTAGCTAAATCACAAATAAAAGCAAACGAACAAACAAGAAAAAATTCTGACCAAGCATATTTAAATGATTTATCTAAAATTGATAGAGAATATGTTTCTACCAGTAGAGAAAAGAAAGCAGAAGAATTTAGATTAAGTCAAGAAAGAAATAAAAAACAAGCTCAAGCTTTAAATTTAAATGCAGGTAATGGAGATAAAATTATTCAAGACATTGCAGGCACATACGATTTACAATTTTTAGATGTCGCTAGAGATTATGAAACTGATATAATAAAATTAATGGGACAAGAAAGTGAAGCTTATGCGGCACAACAAAGAAGATATAATAATATTAGACCTGTTCCTATGCCTAGTCAAACTGGTTTAATGTTACAAGTTGCAACTATAGGAGCTGAAGGCTATCAAAAATTTAAAGATAATCAAAAACCAGATACAGGAGAGGTAGTAGCACCATAATGGCGTACAAATCAAGAGTTACAAATAAATACATGGGAGCAACATTTGCAGGTAATGTAAATGCGGCAACATCAACTGAAACTTCACAATTAATTGATATATTACAAAGAGATGTAAACCCTGCGTTAAGAAGAATTTATGACAAAGGTGTTCAAAATAAAAAAGATGCGGCAGTTCAAAAGATGAATGAATTGTACGCAACTAAAGATACTACAACTATTAACAAAGAAATATTAGATGGTTTACACCCTGAATTGTCTGGAAGATATGTAGATAAAACTGTACAATATCACAGGGGAAGACATGAAGCTGTTGATGCTATAAAAAGAATTGAAGAAAATAAAAACAAATATGATTTTCAAGAAACTAATTTACCTGCTTTTTATAAAGAATATCTACCTAGTTTTGCAGATAAAGATGGTTCTTATGCATTAGGTTTTTCTGCGGTATTTAATAATTACAAAGCTAAAGAAGCACTGGCAGATGCTGAAGTTAGAAACAATTTTACTAAAACTAAAAAAATAGAAGAAGGTGTTAAGATTATATCAGCTTCAGATATTGAAGATGTATGGGCTACAGCTAATTCTTTAAAAACACCATTACCACCAGAAGAAGGTGAAAAGGGTGCTAGATACATGTATTCTAATGAAGAAATAAATGAAGTTGTAATGGCATATGCAAAGAATTTATATGACACTGCTGTTTCTACAGATGAAATAGATAAAGCTTTAAAAATATTATCATCACAAAGAGGTATTGGTAAAGATGGGATGCAGTTAGGTTCTTTAAAAGAAACAAAAAGAAAAGATGTTTCTAAATTAATAGGTGATTTAAATTCTAAAAGAGTTACTATAGAAAATCAAAATAGAGTTAATGAAAAGTATCAACAAGAACAAACTATTAAAAGTTATTTTTCAGATGCATTTTCTGATAATGAAGATGGCACACCTAAAACATTTTTAGAAAGAAAAAATATAAGAGATAAACTTGTTGCTATTGACCCTAGATTAACAGGCGCTTTTGATGAATTAAATAGAACTGATAGGTTTGCAGATACTGACCCTGCCGCTATTGATAATTTTAAAGTTAATATTTTATTAGGTACATATGATAATATGAATGAATTAGTAACAGCTTTTGTTGATGAAAAAATACCTACAGCACAACTTACAACTGCTTTAAGTTATTTTGAAAAACAACAATCAAATTTAGACAAAGGTTTAAAACCTGTTTATCAATCAAACAGTACATATTCTTCACAATTAGATTTAATTACAGCAGGTGTTAAGGGTAATTTTACTAATACTAGTGGTATTTTTCAACCAAACGGTAATCAAGCTATTTTTAATGCTACAAATTATATGATTATAGAAATAGAAGAATTTGAACAAAGATACATAAAACAAAATGGTGAGAAACCTTCCAATTCTGATAGAAGAAAATTTATGAAAGAGTTAGGTGATTATGTTATTAACACTTACAAAGATGACCAAGTTAGTCCGGACATAATGACTATGACTGAAAAAGAACAGTCTGATTTAGAAAAAGAAAAACAACAACAATTAATGTTACAACAACAGCAAGAAACTTTTCAAAACATAACTACTAACATTAATACAATATCAGAAAACTTATCAGAACAATTACAAGCACTTCCTAAATACGTAGACACAGGAGTATCAGATAAATTAACTCCATTTACAGATGAAGAAGCAGAGTTTAAAACTAAACAATTAAATGATTTTATAAAACAAAGTTTACCTACAGCTCTTAATGCTGAAATAGATGAAAATTTTGTAAGATATTTATTAGATAATAGAGATACGTTTACACCTGTAATAACTAAACTAGCAGAAACATATGGTGTTAATGTAGATAATTTATTAAAAATAATAAAAGAACTATCAACAGGATAATATTTTATGGCTGAAATTAATTGGGACATACTACAAGAAGAAGAAGCTACAACAAAAATAGAGAGAACACCTGATAGAGTTAGAAGGCAGAAAAGTGAAAGAATACAAAGTGCTAAATTAAAAAAAGCTAAAGATGCTGAAAGTGCATTAGAAGAAATACAAACAGAACGTTTTTATAATACATTAAAAAGTTATTATAAATATAGAGATGGTGATGAAGCATATACAACACGTGGTAAGTATGTCTTTGATGAAATGTCTAATGCTGATTTATTAGAATATTTTTATAACGATAGAAGTTGGAGAAATAACAACACTGTTTCTATGGGTATGGACATGGCTAATGCTATTGGTGAAGAAAATGCAGATAGATTAAAAGAATTTGCGTACATACAACAAACTTATCAAATGTTACCTTCTTTTTGGGATGACCCTAATAGAAGTTTTAGTTCGTGGTTAATTGACAATGGCGGGGCTCTAATAGCTGACCCAGTTAATTTAGTTGGTTTTGGTGTCGGTGGACAAGCGGCAAAACAAGCTTATAAAGAAACTTTAAAACAAGCATTAAAAGGTAAAATTGCAAAAGAAATATCAGAAGAAAGTTTAAAAATAGCGGCTAAAGAAGCTGAGAAACAAGCATTAGGACAAGCTATTAAAAAAGGTGCTTTGTATGAAGGTGCTATTGGTGCAGGAACTACACTAGCTCAAGATGCTATGTTACAAACAACAGCTATTCAAACAGGTGTGCAAGATGAATTTGATTTAAAACAATCAGCAATATCAACTGCGGCAGGTTTTGGTTTTGGAACAGTGTTTGGTGCAGGATTTTCTTACGGTGGTTTTAAATTAACAAATAGAAATTTAAAAAACACAGCAGTAAAACAACTACAAGATTTACAAAATTATGGAAGAGATACTATAACAGGTAAAAGATTATTTGAAGATTTGTCTATTAAAAAAGATAAGAATGTTTATTATCAAAATTTAAGTAAAGAAAATATAGATAGAATAGAAGCTAAAAGCAGTTTAGTTGGTGACACTACAGATGTTAGAATTAGAAATTTAAGAGAAACAGCAGATGCAGGTATATCTACTAAAGATAAACCACCATTAACACCATTTAATTATACAAGATATAAAAGAGGTGCGGCATTAACTTATTTAAAAAATCAAGCTAATGAGATGAGCGAAATCATTGGTACAGATAAAATGTCTTTTAAACAGATTGAAGATGTTGCTGAAAAAATGGGAGCTGACCCTAAAAAATTAAGAAAATTAGCTAAGTCAAAATCAAAAGAAGATAGAGAAGTTGCTAGTTTAGTCGTTGCACATGGTAACAGCATGATTAAAGAAAGTGAAGATATAGTTAAATTATCTAATGAATTAAATAGAGTTGATTTAACACCTAAAGAAAAACAAAATATTATTAAAGAATTAGAATTACGTAATGATGTTTTAAATGAATTAATGGATGTTCAAAAATCATTACAAGAAAACTATGCTAGAGCTACTGCGGCAGGGAGAATTGTTAAAGACCAAGATAAAGCTATTTCTTTAATACTAGAGCCTGAAGATATTAAAATGAAACAATTAAAAGAAGGTGACCCTGAAGCTTTTTGGAAAGCAGTTTCATTATTAGATGATGATACACAAATTATTTTAGCATTGCAAAATGCTCGTAAAGTTAACAAATGGGATTTAGCGGCAGAGTATGTAAACAATAATTTATTATCTTCACCTGATACACATATTCTAAACATTATTTCAGGTCTTACACAAACACAGTGGAAACCTTTTGTAATGTTATTAAGGTCAGCTAACTTATCATTCAAAGACACAGCACGAGCTAAGGTTGTGGCTAGAGAAGCTTTACAAACATATATTTATCAATATACTTTTATAGGACATGCATTAAAAAGAGCTTTAAAAAGTTTTTATTTAGGAAGACCAATACTTGATAGTAAACAAATGAAATATGATGCTAATATTAAACAAGGTCAATTACAAAGATTTATGAATGAAACAGGTGCTTTACTTACTGAACCTTTAGGTGTTGTTGGTAGAGGTTTACAAAAAGGAATAGTTGAGCCTGTATCATATGTAACAAGTTTACCTATGAGAATATTATCAGCAGGTGATGAATTTCTTAAAACAATGATGTTTAAAGCTAGAATGGCATCTACTATACAATCAAGAATATTAGATGAAACACCTGATATTGGTATTTATGGTCGTAAAAATAGATTAGAATACAAAAAAAGATTTAAACAATTAGAACAAGAATATTTAAGCGAAGGTGGCGCGGCTAAAGAAACAGATGGCACTGTTAGTGCACATTTAAATGACCCCTTACAATATGCCAGAGAAGGTTCTTATACTCAATCAGCTTATTCTATAAATCCTAAAACAGGTAAAAGAGAAGGAAAAGTAACTGGTTGGATATTATCTGCTACTAATCAAAATAAATGGTTAAGAGTTGCGGGGTTACATTTTATTAATACACCTTCAAACTTATTAAGATGGAATTTTCAACATTTACCTTTTTTAGGTCGTTTTCAATTTCAAATGAGGCACATGTTAGCAAAAGGTACTGATGGTAAATATTTAAATCCAGAAGCGGCGGCAGAAGCTAATGCTAGAATACAGGCAGGTTGGATGTTATGGTCTGCGGCAATATTTGCGGCTATAAATGGTAAAGTAACAGGTGGTGGTTCAAGAGATTGGAAAGAAAACAGGGAAAGAGAAAGAACAACTGGATGGCAACAATATTCAATTCAAACAGAAGATGGTAGATATATTTCTGCAAATAGATTAGACCCTATTATGTTTCCATTTTTTATTGCGGCTGATGTAATAGATGCTTTTGGTGATTTATTTAAACACAATGATGATTTACCTGAAGAAGTAGAAAATAAATATTTAGAATTAGGAATGGGTGTAGTAGCTTCTATTACTAGAAATTTAACATCTAAATTTTATACAAAAAATATTTTAGAAACAGCAAACTTTTTCTTTAGTGATGATTTTATGAAATCAAGAGCTCCAGATAGAATTGGTTCATCTATTTTAGCTAGAGGTATATTTAAAATAACACCGTTGTCAGGGGGTTTAAGATACACTAGTAGAGTAACAGATGATTACCAAAGAGAGTTGTTTACATTTAATGATAGATTAAGAACATTAAATCCATTTAGCGATAAAGACAGAATTATGCCACAACGTAATATGTTTGGTGAAAAAATAGATAGAAAGAATGGGTGGTTATTTGGTTTAGGTGGAAAGACTGGTTTATGGTCATCACCTTTTGCTATGACTAATTTTAAAAATAATGAAACTACTAAATTCTTTCAAGATAGAGAATTAAATTATAAAGCACCACAAAAAACAGATAGATATACAGGTATTGATTTAAGAACATTAAAAAATGATAACGGTCAAACTGCATATGATAGAATGTTAGAATTAAAATCTGAAATTGATATACCTTACAAAGGTAAAAATTATAAATTAAAAGATTTAATTGAAACAATTGTTAAAGATAAAAGAAGTGCTTTATACAGATTACCTGAGGGAATAGTAGCGGGTGATGATTACCAACAAAAATATTTATTAGATATAGTACACAAAGTAGAACGAGAAGCATTTAAACGAATGTGGAAAGAGTTTCCAGTATTACAAGAAACCCTTGATAAACGTAACTTATTTATAAGAGAAAAAGCTGAAAGCGCTCTTAGTGAGTTTATGGAAGCTATAGAATAATAAAGTACCCCTTTTAGAAGAGATAAAACACAAATATGGCAAATTCATTTGTAAGATACACCGGAAACGGTACAACTACTACATACGCTATTCCTTTTAGTTACCGTAGCACAGAGGATTTATCTGCTACCGTAGCGGGTGTTAACGTAACAGCATATACTTTAGATGCCGCAGGTACTAATCTTACATTCACTACAGCACCGGCTAATGGTGCCGCTATTGAAATAAGAAGAACAACAAGTCAAACAACAAAATTAGTAGATTATGTTTCAGGTTCAGTTTTAACTGAAAACGATTTAGACACTGATAGTGACCAAGCTTTCTATAT